GGAGTTGATGAATCCGTTGGTGCCAAGCATGGTGTCGGGCGCACCGAAGGCATGGATAGCGTTCGGGAGAGCATCGATGGCATCCGTGTAGTTGAAGGGCTGGGCACCGAGGGTCTTGAAGAGGGTCTGGCCGGCCGTGAGGGACGAGCAGTAGTCGACGTTGGCGTCGGGCTGAACAACCCAGAGAAGCTCCTTGCACGGGTGGTTGAAGTTGAGCTTGATCTTGTTGGAGGAGGACCCAACGGACTCGTCTCCAGTGAACTGGAGCTGCTCGAAGAGATACTCGTGGGGGTTCTGCGCCATCTTCCTGCGCTCATCCGTGTCGAGGAAGATGTAGTCGACGTAGAGGGAGGCCGCAACAAGGGACTGCTGGTAGGCAGTAGTGACCTGCGCCGCACCGCTGGTGGGGACGAGGGACCCAACCGCCCAGAGGCACTCGCCGATGGGGCGAAGATCGAGGTTAATCTTGACCTCGTGGTACTGGAGGGCAATCAAGGGGAGGGCAAGGCCGGGGTTGCGGCAGAACCAGAACTGAAGGGGAACATAGAGCGTGGTCTCAGGGAGGGCGTTGCGGGGAGCGCAAACCTGGCCCGGGACGCCAGTGGCAGCGCAGGGTCCGGAAACTCCAGCGAACGTGGGGTCCGTGATGTAGGTGAGCTGCGTGGTGTTTCCAATCATCCTGAAGTATCCACGCTGCTGCTCAGAGGTGAGCGTAACCTGGTTCCAGATGTGCATCCAGTCTCCATACTGGCGGTCGATGCGCTGACCTCCAATCTCGACCTCAACCTGGGCAACAAGCTGCTCGCCGACGAAGTCCATCCAACGGGCATAGACTCCCGCGGAGAAGGCTCCAGTGGAGTTCTTCATAGACTGATTGATCTCAGGGAGAGTGACCTGAAGGTAGGTGCGGTAAGCAAGATCTCCGTTCCTGGAGATGGTGCAGGTAACGCGGCGACCGAAGTCAGCCTGACCAGAGAAGGTCTGCTCGATGGACTCCATCGCGAAGTTGGTGTGGCGCCTGTAAGACACCTTCCAGAAAGTGATCTCAGGGGTTCCCGTGAGGAAAACGTCCTGCGCGCCGTAAGCTACAAGTTGCATAAGTGCTCCGCCCATGGTTTATAATATAGTATACCAAAAGATAATATTTTGGAGAAAATACGAAATTAAATAATTAAATTACACTTCCTAAAGTTTTTCCATCGACCTTCATATTTTCGGTGACGAACTTCTCTAAATAATCAGCCATGAAAACTTCGCGCTTGCCTTCATGTTTTTTCGTAAATATATAATTGTCCTCACTTTTCTTAACTGACCATCCAGTGTCAATTGCATTCATTATGAATTGCATCTTCTGAAATGTTGTTCGGTCTATCTGCTTGTCCATAATTTATACATATTGCAATTACTATATTAATTTGGTTTTACCTAAATTCCAATAATAATAATATTATTTAAACTCATTCATTATATAGAAGATATTCAATATATTACTAAAATGAAGAAGGCAGACCCAATACAACATACTATCGACAAAAAACATAGTCAAATGTTGGAGGATTTTCATAATAATGAGACCGTTCGAATACCAGAACTAATACAACAAAAGGATACCATAAAGCAACAACTACGTGCTACAAGTTCAGAACAGGTTGAATTACGGATGGAACTGAAAGACCAAATTAATACTATCAATGACAGAATTAAACATTACAAATTGAGAAAGAAACAATACCTACTAGATAATTCGGAACACATATTCCACTATTTCGAAGAGAAAAAGAAGATATCGAGCGGAGGGACTAAAAAGGTGAATGTTCTAAATGATTTCTTTAAACTGAAGCAGACTGTCGATGATTCTACAGACAAACCGTGCACATCTAAAAAATCAATTGTCAATTATTGGAAAAATGTAAACAATGAGATTGTAAACCCACATGATTTTGTTATGCCTACCGACATTTGTTGTTTTTGCAGTAAGGGCGAGATGATTCCAGAAGATGAAGATGGTGTGTTGATATGTAATAACCGCGATTGCGCTAAGTTTGTGAGTTATATAGTGGACAGTTCGAAACCATCCAATAAAGAGGCACCAAATGAAGTATCATATACAGCGTATATTCGACTGAACCATTTCAAGGAAATCTTATCGCAATTTCAGGCAAAGGAGACCACACAGATACCAGAAGACGTCATAGAAAATATTCGTATTCGAATTAAAAAAGAACGCATACAGAACCTTGCTGAAGAAATCAATTATGACAAAATGCGCGAGATTCTGCGCAAACTTGGTTATAATAAATATTTCGAACATATCCAATATATCAACTCCATTTTCGGTATCCGACCACCCATTATGAACGAACATTTGCACGAAACTCTATGCGTTCTCTTTATCGAAATACAGAAACCGTGGGCAGTTCATTGTCCAGCGAATCGAACCAATTTCTTCAATTATACCTATACCCTATACCAGCTATGCGTTCTCCTGGACCAGACACAATATTTGCCCTATATACCTTTGATGAAAGACCGCGAAAAGCAATTGGAACAGGACCAAATATGGTGCAAGGTTTGTAAAGACTTGGATTGGGAATATTACCCGACTGTGTAGACCATTGAAGGGCGTAAACACCCTACCATTTGAACGTCTGTACGTATTCGGCGAATCCAGTATCAGAGCGAGTATTATTATCAATATCTAGCTTTCGTAGTTCATCGACGTTTTCATATATAAGGAAGATACTGTCGAACAAATCGTATTTGTCGTCCTCATCCTCGCTTTCCGAATCAGAATCATTCGTTTGTTGTTTGCTGAAGTGGTCACGCTTTTTAGCATGCATATGCGGTCTACGAACTACGCTTGGTAGTAACTGTGGATTGTTAATAACGAAATATGGAGCAGTAGTGTCCGAACGCTGCGACGTAGACTTGAGACGAGTTATAAACGCATATTTGTCAATATCGGAATCAAATTGAACTAAAGGGAAATTGTTGTCCCTGGTGAGAGGCGTATTGTAGATAAATATCTGCAACGTTACGGGCATTCTTTTTTGGAGTAGAATATATAAAATCTACTTCAAATCAATTTTTACATACCAACGCGAGGAAATCCTACGAGATTCGCACCAATACCGAAGCCGGCGCCACCACGAGCCGACGAAGCCATCGACGGGACGAAGACGTCGAGCACGGAGAATGTGGCAGCGGCGGTGAGCGCGATGATGACAACCTCCTCAACATTGAGTTGCTTCTTGGGGATGGCATAGGCAGCAATCGCAACCATGAGACCTTCCACGATGTACTTAATAGCACGCTTGACTAATTCGCTAAAATCGATGCCGGACATTGTTATAATATATACTAGTATAATAAAAAAATTACGCTTAAAATATATACAATTTAAAAACACTTAAATAAATACCCAGACTAAGTGTATAGAAAATGTCCGGATTTGAACGACACAATCTTGAGAACGGGGAAGTTAATCCTAAATATATTGACTTGTGCGACGAGGACCCTCCGATTGCCGGACAGAAGTTTGCATGCATGTCATTCGTTTCGCCGGAGAAGATTCTGAAGAAGCGCGAGATTTTTATGTTCGAGCAGTTTTTGAAGCAGTGGGAATTCTCTAAATGCATGGAAAAGTCGTTGGATTTCCTTAATTTTGCCGCGTATAAGTATGGGCTAAAGGTTGATGATGTTGTAGCGGATTTCAACGAGTTCGTTAAGGAGGAGGAGACCAAGTTGCGTGCTGGCGGCGTCGACGACGACTTCAAGACGTTTATGGACAAGAACGAGGACAAGCTGGGCGAGCAGTTCAATCGCGCTCATGCTTTCCAGACTTCCGTGCGTGGTCTGAAGTTGCGTGGAGTGTTCGCTAATCAGGATGAGGCGGAGATGAAGTGCAAGAAGATTCGCGAGGTGGACCCGCATCACGACATCTTTGTTGGACCTGTTGGTATGTGGATTCCTTGGGACCCGGATGCGTATAAGACTGGACGCATCGAGTTCATGGAGGAGGAGCTCAACCAGCTGCACCACGAGAAGCTCAAGAATGAGACGAAGGCGAAGGAGGAGTTTGAGCGCCGTGTCAAGGAGACCAAGCAGAAGGCGATTAAGGAGAACATCGAGTTGGCGAAGAAGAGTGGCAATGTTCTCACGCAGACGCTAAATGAGGATGGGCAGTTGATTGGAGTGAAGGAGACTGTGAATTTCGATGAGCGTGATGTAGCTGATAGCGCCAGTGTGAATGTGCGTAATGAGCTGTTGCGTGAGGCTACGATTGCGAATAGCAAGTAGTTTGATGGCGGAAAAAATTATATTTTTATAGAAATAAAATATAATTATTTATTTACGGGCAGTTCTCCTTTTCTTGCCACCGTTCTTATTTTTATTCTTGTTCTTATTTTTCTTAGAACTCTTGTTTCTATTTTTGTTATTCCTCTTTCCACCGGTGGCAGGAACAGTGGTAGGAGGTCTATTTTTTTCTATTTCGACAGCTTTATTAGCGTCCGCAATTTTAGTTTTACAATCTTCCTCAACCGACTTCACTTTGGCCTCTGCATCTATAAGCGTTTGCGTTTTTGGCTTGCTGCCAAACGGGTTAGTAAATCCAAAAGTTGGTAGAGAAAACCCCAAAAACCCATTCGATGATTTAACTGTGTCTGGTGGTGGTGCAATATTTGGGTCGGACATTCAAATTATACACTATAAGTAGAGATTTTGCTAAACTGATGTATAATAAATTTACCTATAACACCCATGAATATTACGCGTTCGTCAATAACTCTTTTTCACATTAATATTCGCTCCTTTCTTCGCATTCTTGTTCTTCGATGGGTCATACGCCTCGTCTTCGTCGTCTGAACCCATATTCTTCGAGATGTCCCAGAATTCCTTCGACCCCAACCGGAAAGTCGGGTGATTTTCAGCCTTATACCAGAAAATTTGGTCAGTTAATTTATTCGATTTTGCATTATTATTGATTACCAAGCACTCATAATTCTCCGTTGTGCTATCCATGACAGCACAAAAGGACTCCAGTGTAGGAAACATACTGGCATAGTTATCCCAAATACGCTTACGATTTGTTAAATATGGTTCGCGCAGGATAAACACGTAATCAATGTTTGTTCTCAAGTTAGGTGGAATGCCTAACGGGTATTGCATAGTTATGATTAACATAACCTTCCAGTGACGCCCATTCATAAAAAGGAGACGCATCATCTTGTCGCGAGTCCATGTTTGGTCATAGAGACAATCGTCCATAATAACAAATGCGCGTGGGTCGATTGTGGTTCTCTTGTATGTATCGATTTCTTTCTTCATCTGTTTCATAACAGCCTTCTGCCTCCGTAAGACATTCTCGATAAGCACCGTATTGTATTCATCGTGAATGAACAGTTTAGGAACGTGCTCTTTATAGAAACCGTTGCCCGCTTCCGTTCCGGATATGACGGTGCCAATAGGAATGTCCTGATGATAGAAGAGCAAATCTCTTACCAAGAATGACTTACCGGTGTCGCGGCGTCCAATGAGAACAACCACAGGCCCTTTATTCTCATCGGGCTTGAATG